ACAATATACAGTACACAGAGGCAGAAGTAAAGTTCCTTTCTTGCTACCCCTTGACAAGTCGATCTTGAGCTGATAGCTTATCCATATAACTCCTCTGTAAAACGTCGCTGACGCTACCCACAAGCTATTTGCCCCACCAGAGGATGGAGGCAAGAATATAAGTCTTACATGATGTCTTTTTGTTTTTAGCATGTTTCCCCCTCTCCGGCTCCTTCGGGCCGAGGGGGGAACAGTTTTGGGGCTGCGCGGGTATATAGGGATAGAAAGAGAGGAATAAGATGGGAGATGAAGAGAAAACCAGTACCGGTGGGAATAGCATCGAAATGGGTTCAGATTATAATATACCGAGTTCCGATGAGAACGCAACTGGAGAAGTAGAGAACAAAACACCTGAAAAACAAAGTATAGAAACAATAACGCCAGAGGCAAGAGCGGAGATCGAAACTGCACATACACTAAAAATTGCAAAAACAATGGGGTATAAAACAAAGGAAGAACTTGGCACTGATGCAGAAAGCAGGGAATTTCTTGACCCACTTAAATATATAACAAATGCTCAGGAGGTAACGAGAACAAAAGGCGATACAATTATAAAACTTGGGACAAAAATAGATAATCTCGAAAATTTAATAACGGAACAAAATAAACATCAGGGCGCAATAGTAAAAGCGCGTGTAGACAGAAGACTTGCTGAATTAAAAGAAGACAAGGACAAAGCCATTACAGAAGGTGATACCGCTGGTGTTGCCGCAGTTGAAAAGGAAATGGAGGATATAAGCAAAGAAGTGCTTCCCGAGAATAAGGAAGAAGAAAAGACAGAAAACAAAGAACAGGAAGCGGCTGAAAATAAAATAATGGCCAATTGGCAAAAAGATAATTCATGGTTTGGGGAAGATACTGAATTAACATCAATGGCTAAAAGCATAGCGCAAGAATTTGCTGATTCTGTGCCACTTGAAAATATACTGGATGTTATAGATGCAAAATTGAATAGGTTTGTAAGCACTGCCAAAACGACACAAAAAGAATTAGAAACAAAAACAGCTAGATCTTCGTTGGTTGATGATGGGGATTTTTCAGGCAAAAAAACATCTACATTTAATGATTTAACATATGACCAAAAAAAGGTGTATGAAAGTTTTGAAAAAGCTGATCCTCATTTTAATGGAGAAAATTGGATAAAAGAATTAGACGAGATTGGAGAATTAGGATTATGAAAAATAATAAAAATGAATTTGATATAATGGCTGATGATATTTCAGGAAAAACAGAAGAAAATACCAAAGAACAAAAAACAAAAAAACTTACTAAACAAAAACCAGAACAAAAAGAAGAAACAAAACCAGAGAAAACAGCGATAAATCCAGAAAAAGAGGAATTGTTGGATGGTAGATACAGAACCGATAGTCCAACAAGAAAAGGTAGAAAAGCAATAGGGGGCAGAAATCCCCTACAATTTGAAAAAAGACCGGGCTTTCACCGCAGAGTGTTTAATGACACAGAAGACAGAATAGCCCAAGCCGAAGAAAGTGGATACAGAATTGTAACAGAGAAAACTAAAGGTGGCGATGATAGAGCTGGTGCAGATTCACAGCAAGCGACACCTGTTGTACGGTCTGTTGGCGCTGGAATGAAAGGCGTATTAATGGAAGAACCGGAAGAGTTCTATAACGAAGACCAGAGAAAAAAGCAGGAACAAGTTGATATTGGTGAAGCAGATATACTTAGAACAGGAACTACTCCCGGCCTTATGCAGAAAGGCCAACAGGTTATGGGTGATGGGGCATATGGTGATGGGTTAAAAATTAAACGATAATTTATAAATGGCAATAAGGAGTAAAAATGGCTAATAATGATGCTCCTCATGGGTTTACACCCATTAAGCATTTAAGTGGAGCGCCTTATAGTGGGCAGGCAAATAAATACAATATTGCTTCTGATTATAGCACTGCATTGTATATAGGCGATATTGTTAAACTTGCCGGTTCTGCCGATACCAGAGGTGTGCCAACAATCGAAAGAGCAGCTGCAACCGATTTACCAGTAGGTGTTATTACAGCCTTTGAACCGAAACCGGAATCTGGACTTGACCAGAAGTATAGTCCAGCTGATGAAGTCGGTTATGCTTGGGTTTGCGATGACCCTAATGTAATCATGCGCGCTCAGGAGGATGGTACACTTACCGCAGGTGATATAGGTTTGAACACCAAACCTACGACAACTGCTGGTAGTATCGTAACCGGTATATCTGGCGAAGAACTTGATTATTCCGAAGCCGGTTCAACGAATACCTTGATGTTTAAAATTCTTCGGCTTTATGATGCCGAGGATAATGAAATTGGCGCCGATTCTGAGTGTGAATGTAAGTTCAATGTTCATGCTTATTCAACAGAAACTGGCACAACCGCGACCTAATAGCAATGAAAGGAGTTTATAATGGCTCCCATTTCGACTGGTAGTTTTCCTAAATTGCTATGGCCCGGTATCAAGAATATTTACGGTCTGGCATATAAGGAACATAAGGCAGAATATCCCGATATATATGATTTAACCACATCCGATAAAGCTTTTGAGGAAGTTGTCGGTGTGACAGGTTTTGGTCTTGCACCTGTGAAAACGCAAGCCGGTGCTGTAGCTTATGACACAGCTACCCAAGGTTATACTAAGCGATACACCAATGTTACATATGGTTTAGGATTTATTATAACCATGGAGATGTACGAAGATAATCAGTACGCTCAATTCTCATTGACAAGGGCAACAGCTCTTGCGTTCTCTATGAGACAAACTAAAGAAACAGTTTCCGCCAATGTGCTTAATAGAGGTTTTAACGCTAACTATGCACAGCCTGACGGTAAGGCACTTTTAGCGACCGACCATGTTAAAATCACTGGTGGATCATGGTCAAATGAATTAACTACCCCTGCAGATTTATCCGAAGCAGCTTTGGAACAAGCATGTATTGATATTGGCAAGTTTACAAACGACAGAGGAATGAAAATCGCTGTCCGGCCAATGACTTTGATTGTTCCCGTTGATCAGGAATTTAATGCAGAACGAATCCTGCTTACTACTCTTACTCCCGGTAGCGCCAACAACGCTATTAATGTGATAAGAGCAAGAAACAAGATTCCTAACGGTGTAAAAGTTAATCATTATCTGACCGATACCGATGCCTGGTTCATCAAAACCAATTGTCCTATTGGCATGACTTATCAAGAAAGACGAGCAGATAAGTTTGCTATGGACAATGATTTTGACACCGAAAACGGTAAATACAAAGCAACCGCTCGTTATGCGGTCGGTTGTTCTGATGAACGTGGAATCTTCGGATCGCCGGGCGCCTAAATTTAATAAAGATGCTGGTGGGCGACTTAACCCGGTCGCCTACTGCTTCTTATAAAGGAGTGATGAAATGGGTGATCTCACAAGTTTTCCCAACGGTATATTGAGCATGGGCGTTCCTGTTATTAATTCTTTAGGGATAGGCAATGTATACCATGTTGTTAAATCAACCGAATCATTTTATGGTGATTTCGACAAAAATAGAAAAACGAGATATTCTGACGGTTCTCAAAATCTTCATACGACTATTCAAGCTGCGCTTGATGCTACTGTTGAGTGTCGTAATGATTATGTAGTAGTCTACCCAAGTAATTCAGACTATGATATTACCGCAGCTTTAACTATGAGCAAGAAGTCCGTACATTTGGTTTGTCCGGCAGGATTAGGTTATGAAATAGGAGCGAACAACTCCTGTAGAATCGAACAAACAACTGCTGCCACGGCTATTATTGCTGTTAGTGATGCCGCGGTTGAAATAGCTGGTTTCTACCTAAAACCCTATATCGGAATCGCACACATTACTTTTGCTGCAACATCATATGCACCCAATGTACATCATAATTACATACCGTTGAAGTGGACATCTTCAAACGCAGCCGCTTTCGCAGGATCGGGTGATGCCTGTGCATGGGGTAATATTGAGAAAAACTACTTCATCTCACAATCCGGTAATAGCCAAACATGCGCAGCTATCATAACTATTGGAGCTAGCGCAACTGGTGCGAATGTAAGTTATAATCAGTTCACGATAGGTGACGGTAACACTGCAACAATCTGTATTTCAAATGGTGCTGTTAAGGGTAATACAAACTTTAACATTTTTTCAGAGGCAGGCGGTAGCGGTGCAGTCAACGGTGGAACAATAACCAAGTGTTACACTATTCATGTTTCGGGATGTGCAATCGGAAATCGTGGTGCTGTTAGCACTGGCAAGATGGGTAGTGGCGGAACCACACTTAAATCGTATTCTGAGAACTACGGTGGTTACATAGCTAATACAGGCACTACAAATGGTTCTGTCGAATCATAAAGTAGGTTGAATAAAATGCAGAAATATAGACTCATGGCGGTGTGTATAAAGTGCGGAGGAGATGGAACATATCCACATCGCTATATAGAACTGGACGGGAGCGTGTATTTTGTCGAAGAACCATGCGAATCATGCGAAGGCACAGGCAATTTTTATTTTGGCGATGTTGATGGTGCGCAAGAAATAGACTGGATAAAGAGAAAAATCAATAAAATACTCGTAGAACTGAATATTCCTGATGATGGTGAATAATATATTATATTCCCATAATAATGAGGGTAGGCCAAAAAACCTACCCTTATAGAAAAGAACAGATATGCCTTTATATTCGTATCATTGTAACGAACATGGTAATGAAGATGTATATCAAGGAATGAACGATATACATAAAGCCAATTGTCCTACTTGCGGTGAAGAAATGAAGAGAATATTTTATCCTCTTAATCTTAAATGTGATAAAGCATCGATGGGGAATACAAGGGAAGAATTATTTAATAATCTTGCAATGGATGGGTTTGCACATAAAGATTGGAAGGACCATGATTCTTATTACAAAAAAGCAAAAGGAATACTAGATTAAAGGAGGTTAGTGAAAATGCCAAGCAAAAAAACCGAAAACAAAAAACCGATCCAAAAGAAAAAAATGACAGAAAAAGAAAAAGCAGAAAAAAGAGCGGTCGATTATTGGAAATATAAGAATATATAATAAGAAAGGTTATCAAATGGGAGATAATAACAATAGAAGATTGCCATTCCCGGAAGGAAGAGTTATAACCCCTGAACAGATAAGAGCAGAAAGCTGTATAAAAGAAATTGATATTGTTATGAAAAAGCATAATTGCAGATTGGTTCCACAAGTGACAATGACTGGTGAGGGTGTAGTTTCTGGCACTACTATAATCATACCAAATAAAAAGAAAATAATTGCAAATGGAAACTAACCTTAGAATAGCAATCGGGCTACCAAGTACGGGGAATATACGGATTGAGACAGCAATCTGCATGCAGGCTTTAGTTGCCAAAACAACTGAATATTTCAAGAATAATATTGACATAGCGTTTGTATATGCTGTGGGAAGTTACATCCACGAAAACAGAAAAATTATAGCAATGTGTGCCCAGAAGGAAAAGGCATCACATCTTTTGTATGTCGACACAGACATGACCTTTTCTTCTGATGGACTGATACGTTTACTTGAGCGAAATAAACCAATTGTAGGAACTATATATAATAGGCGTCAATTACCATTAAGTCCAATTATTAATTGTAATCCTGCAAAGATGAAAAAAGATGAGATTTTTGAATGCGAAGGTTTGGGTTTTGGGTTTATGTTAATAGAGAGGCAAGTGTTCGATAAAATAGATCAACCCTGGTTCTTTTACGAAGATGGAGGGGAAGGCAAAAAAATGCTCGGAGAAGACATGTGGTTTTGCAGACAAGCATTATTAAAAGGCATTAAGGTATGGTGTGATCCAACCCTGAAGTTAAATCATATCGGCACAACGGTATATTAAAATGAAAGAAGATACAAAAATCTGTAAAAAATGTAAGATTGAAAAACCATTAAGTGAGTTTTATTTTAGAAAAGATAATAATGGTTATAGAAATGAATGATAAATATGTTTTATAAAAATTAGAAAAGAATATAGAGAAAAATACCTTTATAAATCAAAAGAAATAGCACATAAAAGTTATTTAAAAAGATATAAAGAAAATCCTGAAAAAATAAAAGCAGAAAGATATAATAACCTTAAAAATTGGAGAGAGAATAACCTAGAGAAAGTTCTTGCTCAAGGTAAAAAATGGAGGGAGGAAAATCCCGAAAAGTCTCGCATTAAATGCCAAAAATGTAGGGAAAAAAATCCTAAAAATTTTAAAATAAGTGCACATAAAAGTTATTTAAAAAATAGATTAAGTTCACAATACAGGTTAAATTGTTCAATAGCGCAAGGATTACGACATTCATTAAATAAAAATAGTGGAAGTAAAAACGATAGACACTGGGAAGGTTTGGTTGGCTTTACAATTAAAGAGTTAAAGAAACACCTTGAAAAACAATTTGCCGAGGGTATGAGTTGGAAGAATTATGGTGATTGGGAAATTGACCATATCATCCCTTTATCAGCACATAATTTTAGCGATGTAAACCACATAGATTTTAAGCGAGCTTGGAGTTTAGATAATTTACAACCAATGTGGAAAATAGAAAATTTGCAAAAAAGTAATAAACTCGAACAATCATTCCAGCCAAGTTTGGCAATATAATAAGGAGGAATTATGACACCTAAAAAAATTACGCTTACTGCCCTTGCCTTAGTCCGTAATGGAATATCTGTAGCTGAAACAATGTCAGGATCAGGGGATATGGCAATTACAGGTGCGTATGCTACAGATGGAGTTGGGATTTTAGATATTCCTCGCCATATAGGCATTTATGCTGCTGGCAATGAATCAGGAAAAACATTTACAGTCTATGGAACTGATCGTAACGGTGCAGTAATATCTGAATCAATCACAGGGCCGAATGCTACGACTGTAAATGGAAGTAAAAATTTTAAAACAGTTACACGGGTAGCTGTAGATGCTGCTACTGCTGGTGATGTAGAAGTAGGTACAACCAATCAATTCGATTCCCAGATAGTTCCTGTCGACAGTTATAAGGACAATATAAGTTACAATGTTAGTCTATCATCTGATAAAGATTTAACTTATGAGTTCGAGTATACATTATCTGATATACTTGCGAGCGGGTTTGTTGAAGCTGATGCAGTATGGTTCTCTGATTTAGGGCCAAAAACTGTTAATTCTGTTTCTGGCTCAATAACACCGTTCAGAGCATGTAGATTGGTAATAACTAATTATGTTGCTGGCACGATTACATGGAATATTGTAACGGCTAGGACTTAATAATGCCTATTCAGCCAAGTCTAGCATTATAAGAATTTAGAGAACTCTCGCAGAACAAGAAAATATCCCCAATACAATATAATAGAGAATACTGAGGTTAATAATGACTACATACATCCCGGGGGAACCTTGGTTTTTATGTGAAATTTGTGGGTTCCGTAGACGAAGAAGCCAAATTAGAAAGAATTGGAAGAATCAGAAAGTATGTGCGGATACCTGTTATGAGCCAAAACACCCGCAGCTCTCAATAAGAGCTGTAAAAGAAACTATAGCTGTAAGGGAAGCACGCCCTGAAGGGGAAGATGTTTATCTCGAACCGGGCGATGTTACGCCAGATAGCCTTTGATGCAGAGAAATTGCCAAGTCTGTCTTTTTAATAAAGGATTATAATATGACTACTTCAGGCTCATATACTTTAACCGCGAACAGGAATTCAATTATTAATGGGGCTTATCGTTTGCTTGGATTTAATGAGAAACATGGAATAATGCCAGCCGACAAAATTATTGATGCGAGTGAAACGCTTAATATGATGGGAAAAGCATGGCAAGCAGAAGGTATAGGGATGTGGTTGAATAAGGATGCCACTTTGTTCCTTCAAACCGATACAGAGAGTTTCACTATTGGGCCTACTGGAAGTCATGCGACACTTACACCGTATAGCACAGAGATTGCCGCAGACGCTGATTCCGGTGCTTCTACCATAACGGTTGATTCTGACGATGATATTACGAATGGCGATTACATAGGAATTGAGCTTGATGATAACAGTTTTCAATGGACAACAGTAAATGGAACACCTTCAAGTGATGTTGTAACACTTACTGATGTATTGACTGGCGATACATCCGAAAACAATTATGTAGTTAATTATACGACCAAAATGCAAAGGCCGCTTGAAATAATAGAGGCTAGAATTCGAAACAGTTCGGATGAAGATGTTGTTTTGGAAATAGTTTCAAGAACTGAATATATGATGTTAACAGATAAGGATTCTGCAGGGATACCAAATACAATCTATTATGATCCACAGTTGACGAATGGAGTTATGTATGTTTGGCAGGTAACGAATGATGTTAATAATAGAATAGTGTTTACTGCTAAATATCCGATTGAAATATATGATGCTTTTGACGATTCAACACCATTTCCTGATGAATGGTTTCTTACTTTGAAATATAATTTAGCTGTATTGATGATGCCTGAATATATAACATCACAAAACCTGTCAATAGCACATATTAATACGCTGACGAATAGAGCTGAAGAGTTAAAGCAAACTGTCCAATCTTTCGATGCTTCTTATACTTCTGCTCAATTTGTGCCTAATATAAGGGGTTTTTGATATGGCCGCTTATTATACGACTGCGAAAATGGTCGATTTAATAGAATTATATGTAAATAAATTCAATGATGAACAAAAAGAAGTATTGAATGCCACCAGACCGTTAATAACTGCTTTATTAAATAGAGGGCAACTTGAAGTAGTTGGTTTGATGGATAGGCGTAATGTTGATATACTTGATGCAAAACAAACAGTAACGGTAGATGGCAGCGGTGCTTATGCTTTAGGGTCTTTGACAAGTGCTGCTTATAATGGAGCTGAGAGTGTAGATGAAGTATTTATAGTAGCAGGGAAATACTGCATATTTAAAGATTTCGATGAATATAAGGATATGGTTAATGCTGATTATACTTTCTCTGCAAATGAACCAGTATGTTATTTCCGGGGCGAAAGTGTTTATGTAGAACCATATGTAGCTTCGACCACACAACTTACTATTTATTACATGAAAACACCGACAACTCATGTTGATGGTTCCGGTACGCCGACAGCATTTAGTCAGCCTGTATTAGAAATAATAATTGTATATACCGCTCATTTGCTTTTTGATTATTTACAAAATCCAACATTATCAGATAAAGTTCTAAACAAAGCATATTCTTTGATGAATGTAATGAATGAAAAACAGATAGTCATAGGTGAAAAAGAGGCAGGACTTGATTAATGGCTAACGAATATATACATGATTTAGACGCAATAGGAGCGGTAGATGATGGTTCTTTGCTTGCAATAGAGGATACAGGCTCTCCGACTGATTTAAAGAAAGTTACTGCTGCTACTTTCCAAGCATATTTAACAATTAATGTAGCGAGTCAGGTAACAGGTACTTTAGCAGTCACTAATGGCGGGACAGGCAATGCCACATTAACCGCTGATAGGGTGTTATTGTCTAATTTAACTGTTCCGACTGCTGCAATTGCTGTATCAACGATTACAAGAACAGAGCTTGAAACTTTAAATAATATATCAAGCAATATACAAGACCAAATAGATGGCATACTTGACGGATGTACATTCACAGGCGATGTGGGAATAGGGGTAGCTCCTTCTGTACCTTTACATGTTGGTTCTGACTCCGATTGTTCTGTTTATTTTGATGAGGCTGTGGACGCTACCGGAGGTGTTGATTTTAGATTACGTAAAGCCAGAAATACAATGGCTAGCCCTACTGCAGTTTTAGCAAATGATTTGCTGGGTGGGTTGTCATGGTATGGATACGATGGCAGTAGTTACGATTATGGTGCAGGAATAAGAACATTAGTATCAGCTATTGCTGCTGGTAATTTAAGTACTTCTCTTGAGTTTCGAACTGTTAGTGCTGGTTCCGCAGCAACGAATATGACACTTAATAAAGATGGTGATTTAACTATCTTGGGTGATTTATATATAAACGGTGGCGATATAAGTGCAGGTGTAGATATAACCACGCAAGGTGTTTTGAAACTTTATGGGGATAATGCAGGCGGCGGCGGTGCTTCTTATTGGTATAACAGTGATAACGATGATGGAACTGTTGAATATTGGAAGATGATACCTACAGGCATTGGGGCTGCAAATGCAATGAATCTTGGTCCTGATACAGATCCCAATGCTTTTGTTTTTTCTGATGATGGTGATTTCACAATAGCTGGTGATTTAACTGGAGTGGTAGGTACATTTTCGGGTGCGGTAAGTGGAGTAGCAGGAACGTTCACAGGTAATCTTATTAGTGGCGTAGATGATACTACTCAAGGTTTACATAGGCTTTATGGTGATAATGGTGCAAATGGCGGAGCTTCTTATTGGTATAATGGGGTAACAGATCATGGCGTTGTCCAATATTGGAAATTACAACCTACAGGTATAGGCGCTGCAAACGAATTATATCTTGGTCCTGATACAGATCCCAATGCTTTTGTTTTTTCTGATGATGGTGATTTCACAATAGCTGGTGATTTAACTGCTTCCGGTGGTAATGTATTTGCAGGTGCAGATGATGTTACACGAGGATCATTATTTGCTTATGGAAACAATTCTACTCTTAATGGCCGTCTTTTTTTATTTAACAGTGCCGACAATGATACCAATGAAGAATATTACATTTTTTCTGCTGCCGGCGATAACCTCAATATAGGCCCAGAAAATTATCAAAGTGCTCTTGTTCTTAGTAGGTTGGGTGATTTAACTATAGCGGGTGATTTTGCCTTATCAGGAACGGTCGATGGAGTTGATATAGCCGCTCGTGACCATGCTGAATCCCACACCCATGATTCGCATACTGGAACTTTATCTGTTAATGAGGGCGGAACAGGAGTGACAAGTTTTTCTGCTGATAGAGTTTTGTTATCTAATCTAACAACACCTTCTGGTGATTTGAGAGTATCGCCAATCACAGGTGTTGAGCTTAACTATTTAAATAATGTAAACTCTAATATAAGAACGCATATGGATAACTCGTCTGCCCATCATACTAAATATTCACCATCAGGTTCTACTACAAGTTTTGTCATAGGTATTACACAATATAATTTTACGAATGGTCTTATGACAAGTTTCCATACTGCTTAACTAAAGGAGAGAAGAAATGCAGAAAGATGTAGAGTTATTAATTATTAGAAAAAGAGCTTTAATGAACGAGAGTTTTTCTAAATCGAATGTATATCAGGCAGAAGGTCAAGAACTTGTTGAAGAAATTAATAGTTTGGTTGAACTTATTGATAAAAAAAATAAACTTGAAATACAGAATCAAGCATTAATGAAAGAACTTGAATCTCTTAAGGCGAAGATAGATAAAAAGAGAAAATAATGGCAATATTTGGTAATTTAAAAACTAGTCCGACAGATTTACTATTAACAGCACCAGGGACTAATTTGATTACCAATACATTACAAGATGATGTAGCTTTTTATTTTGAGCGTATAACTATAACATATGGCAAAGATGGCGATATAGAACATGACAAATTATCTGGACGTAAACAGAATAACTTTTACGGATAACACGGATATGCCGATTATCGATATTAGAGATTTTTCGGGTGTATATAGTAATGCTGATGTAGAGGACATACCCGAAAATATGCTTACTGAATTGAAGAATTTACGCCCTTATCATGGTAGATTAATAAAAACACATGGTTTCGGTGTTAAAATATCAGATGCGACATTAAGAATATTGGATAATTTAATAACTTATATAAATAGTAATATTGCCAGTGATGGTAATACTGATTCAATTTATCTTGGATATTATGTAACGACCAATACAGCAACTATGACCGAAACAACCATAGCTTTCGTTGATTCTGACCCTGACACTATAACCGATAGCGGAAACGCTTTTGTTTCTAATGGGTTTTTGGCCGGCGAAATTATTAATGTATCTGGAAGTACAAATAATGATGGTGATTACAGAGTGCAAACGGTTGCTGTTGGTACTTTAACACTTGCTGGTGATGATGCTTTAACTACCGAAGGTGCAAGTGCAAGTGTAACTATTTCGGTTGTGACATATAGCGTTACATTATTTGGATATAAAACAACCGGTTCTGCGTGGGATTTTCTTGGTGATTTAACCGATTTTGTCATTGATGGCACTTATTATCATAAAAACGCCAAGAATCCGACATTTACATATAATNAATCATTGAGGTTGCTTCCTAGTAATGTAAGTAAAGCTGATGGCACAAATGAATCGAAAGGTATATGGGTGGGATATATTAATAGGTCTTTGTTTGACGGTCTCTATACTCCTACTGCAAAATTCTATGATTATGATGTAACTCCAACAAAGCCAGTCTTTGAACCATTTACTACGCTTGAATATGCTTATACAGGGAGCGGTAGTGCTGATGCCGATAATTATTGGTATAAATATTCTTATGTTTATGATGGGAACCAAGAGAGTTTATTATCGGATACTGTTTACCATTGGGATGTAAGTGGTGTTGATAAATTTCTACAAATAGCATTATTGTTACGATCACCAACAATAACACCCAATAGCAGAATTACTGGATTAAAAGTTTATAGAGCAACAGCAATAGGTAGCACATATGAATTATTAACTTTTGTGGATTTATTAAGACCTGCATCTGCTGTTCCCACTGAAACAACTGGTGTTTACAATGCTGACGATAGAGTATGTATACCCGCATTAACGACTTATAATTTTAACGCTGGTTTTACTTATAAAATAAGTTTTAATACTGGAGCCAATAAATATGAGATTACCAATCCAGGAGCAGGTACGGGTTCTACAGTTTTCGTATTTACTGCACATACAACAGCAAGTGATGATTGGGATGTTGATTGGGAATTATATCACAGCGATGATGCGTATGCGGCTTCAGTAGCATCAAGCACGGATGGAGGCTCATACTGGGGAACAAATACAATAGTTTCCGATACAGTTCATACTGAGGATTCATTAGTAGGTGGCGTTATTTTCACTTTCGCAGGTCAAAGGGTTATAAAAAATAATATTAATAAAGCTATTCGTGTTTATGACGCAGTTGCAGGAGTTAATAATTCGTATTACTCTATAGCAATACCATCGGAAGGATTATATTTATCAAGAGGTGCAACAACTACGTATACTTATATTTATGATACTCTGCAAGTAACGCCTTCTGGTGAACATCCTCTGATTGGTGAAGTTTCTATAAAGGTTAATGGAAGATTTGCTGAAATGATAGGCGGTAGATTGTGGCAAGCAAACATCGTTCTAGACCCTGGCAATAAAGGCGAAATACATGAAGATTGGGCTACTTATTCAGAACTTTACCAGCCTGACGTCAATCCTGTTGAAAATGCCAAATTTGTACCAGACCGAGAAGGTGGAGAAATAACAGGAATCGCACAAGTGTTTGGGAATCCGGTATTCTTAAAGAAACAGGCAATTATAAGACTTGATGTTACAATAGCACCCGGAACGCCATCTACTTGGAAAACAATAGAATCGCCTCATAATATAGGTAACATAGCTCCTAATGGAAGTATAACTGTATTAGGTGATTTATATATTGTTTATTATGATGGAATTTATAGAATTAAACCAAGTAATTATGCAGAATCAGATAATACGCCTACTGAAAATTTGAGAATATCTGAGCCTATTACTGATACTTTTGACAATATGACAAATGCCGAAAAAGTATTAGTTAAATGCGAGTATGACCAAAACCTTAGTGAAATACTTTATATATTTCCGCTATCGGCAGGTGACGAAATGTGGGCATATAATATTAATTCAGAGCAATGGAGAGAGATAGAAACAGGACAAACATTTAACGAAAATTCGATGTTCGCACTTGACGAAGTTGCTGATGTTATGGCATACGATTCTGCTGACCAGAAAGTTTATTCTCTTGCTGTTGAGGAAGACGTTGATATAGAATTTCATACGAAAACATTCCCAATATCTTTTAAACGGTCTCAATTAGTTAAATATCTTACAGTACGTTACAAATCAGATGAAACGATAACATTAGATGTTTATTCTGATATAGTATTTAGTGAAGGTGATTTGGTAGATGCAAAAACGTATAGAATACATGCTAGTACGGGTGGTCTTGATATGACGAATATCGGAGCCGCAAATAATAATGTAGGTACTGATTTTACTTGTGCTGGCGGTGTAACCCCAACATCTTGGGGGACTGGCTCAATAGTTCAAACCAGTCCAATAGCAACAAAAACTTTACCTGTGCATCATGAAG